TTAAAAGAATATTTGCATAGCGATCCTTTTCACACTCTTGCCTCTACGTCAGGCGTTGTTGGACTACGTCTCCAATTTGAGCTGTGAAACTCTCTGCTTCTCATTCTCTTCTTCCTTATAGTTTGCACCAGCTTCACGCGGGCATACTATTTTCTTCTTCCCTTCTTTCTCCCTTGTCTCCTTTTCCTCGTGCGACCACACTTTATAGCTTCCTTTTGCTTTTAAATTAAAATGGCTGGCTTTTCATCTTTGAAAAATGCTGTCTCCAATGGCCGTGCTGCATTTTCTCTTATTTCAAGTCCCAATTTGCAGCCATTGTTGTCGCAGGCCAGCTCTGTGTTGGCCAATATAGGGGAAACCAGTTCATCTATTCGAACAGAGGTTGGGGGTAGGGTTTCCTCAGCTGCGGCCGACATATCTGACACATGCTCGGCTCTAAAAGCGACATTAGGGCAAATAACATCCTTTTTAGGGCCCATTTTTAGAGCTCATGAGTTCGTTGCTAGAATCTGGGGTATAATTGTTGATGTTGTGTCACAGGGTTTCGAGAAAGCTTTCTCCGCACTTGATGGTTTTCTGAGTCAAGTGTTTAAGATCTGTGATGTTGTCTCAGATTCCATAATTGCCATTTTCTTTGTCCTGGTGGCCCTGTGCCTTTTCTTATTGGTTCTAACTGGCGAAAGTTTTGAATTTCTAAAATCCTTATGGAAGACTATAATAGGCGCTCTAGCTGGCTTTGCCGCTTCCTTTTCTGCAGCCTGGTTGCCCTCATGGATACAGGGGTTCTCCTCCCTTGCTGAACAGGAGGCTCAAATTTGGATTGAGGAAGGTCAGGCCAGACCCACAATTAATTCTAGCTTGGTTGGTTCCATAGGGGCCTTTATTATGGCATCACTTTCCGTCTTTTTCTTTTCTAAGCAAAGCGTGCTGCCCAAAGATGAGAGGAACCCCTTCCTCCAGGTTTTGAAATCTTCTGGGGACTTTGCCCAAAAGTGCAACCAATTGTTTTCTTTTTTCCGGAATTTACGTGAAGAGTGTGGCACTCTTCTGGGGTGGGTGGTTGACACTATGTGCGATACGGTGGGCGTGCAGAGCCCTTCTCTTAATACACTAAATGCATACCTTGCTAATGATGATCTTTTTGCCTGGTTGCAGGAGGTGGACGTGGCAACTTCTCCTGAGAACAGACTCGTCCGCTTTGCAGATCCTGAATTTGCGAGCACCCTCAAAAATCTTTCCACTAGAGCAGAACATATCAAGGCTGTTTGCGCCACACATCCTGTGGTCGCCTTTTTGTCTCAACGTGTTCACACGGCTCTCTCTAAGTTGGACAAAGAAATCAGTGCTGCCACTAGTCATAAAGGGGTTGGTCAAACAAGACAGGAACCATTCATGGTTGAGTGGTTTGGTGGACCGGGCATTGGCAAGACGCTGGTTATGAACATATTTTGTGAAGATTTGTTGAATCTCTGTGGTGAGCCCAAGGCCAATCGGGTTTACTGCGTGCCTAGGGACGACGCCTTCTGGTCTGGCTATGCCCATCAAACTGCTGTTTTCTTTGATGACTTGGGTCAAATCTATGATGGTGCAGGGCAATGCCAAGACGCCAAGACAATTATATCTGTAAAATCGTCACATCCAGTTGGCCTTCCCATGGCCGATTTGGAAAGCAAAGGAACACACTTCACGAGCAAGTACATTTTTGCCACAGCAAATGAGCCCACAGTTCCCCCTGAATGCGGAATAATGACTCCGGAAGCTTTCGATCGACGTAGAGATATTCTGTTCTACGTTTATGGAGTGCAAGCTTTGGACCATCAGAATCCTACAAACCATCTGCGATTTGATGTGTGCTCCTCATTTGCTCCTTATGAGCCCTTGAATAATCTGAAAGGGCTTACATACGAACAAGCCTTGAGATACTCTTTCCGGAGAGCACACCAACATTTTGAGAAAGGAAAACAAGTCATGGAAATTAAAGGAACTGTTGAAAATCCTGAAGAGATGGCGGCCACCATACTCCAGGAGGCACAAGTTTTTGGTTGGTTTGCGCGTACTAGGAAAGAGGAGGTTATGAAACCTCCCTCAGAAGGACTTGTGCGCGAATTCCTCCAGGGTGTGGCTTCTCTGCCTTTGCCTGAGGACGAATTTGAGGAAGAAATTAAGAGAGCTGGTTCTGACTTCTTGGTCTCTTCCTGCAAGTGCGCCTACGCGGGTTCGCTAGCACAATCTAATTTCCTGAGCTCTGATACTGCGAATCATCATTATTCCAAGCTGAGTGTCGTGCAACAGTTGCACATCGTCCGGTGGAAGACGGCACTATTGAACAAGAACCTCGGCATGCAAGATATCGACTACTGGCTCTCTCAGATCCACGCTGATTGGCTTAACACCTGCAAAGCGCGTTTTGGTGATGTGAAGTTTGACAATCTCAAGTTGGTGAAATTTAGTGGCAAAGAAAAAGACTTTTCTGACTGCTTTGATATGGATGAGGATGTTCGGGGCGAGATTGGATTTATGCCCCCTCGTACTAGACTAGCCTTTCTTCTGTTAGCTCGGTATCAAGCTAGTCTCCCCAAATCTGATGAGGTTGAAGATTCATTTGAAAAATCCTCGTGGTTTCAAGAGGTTGTTCAACAGGTGTGCAATGGGCTTAGGAAGTTACCATCCTGGGCCAAAACTTTACTCAAATTCGGAGTTGTGTACATGGCCGTCTATGGCTTATCATCTGCAATTTCTTCAGTTTTAGGATTCCCTTTAAGTGTGGTTAGTTCTGCCACTCAAATGGCCACAACTTCAGTTATGAAAGATGCACATGTGAGTAATATTTCTGGAGATCCAAGAACTCTACGTGCTAGTGGATCGCGGTTGAGGAAGTTTCTCACGGCCCAGGCGAACGTCAACTCCTTTTCCTGGTCTGACTGGAGTGCCAAAGATCCTTTCTTTAACAATGCTCTTATCAAAAACTTGTGTGTTCTGCAAGTTTATGGGGCTGTTTTCAGGGGCATCTTTATTAACATGAACTGGATCGTCACTGTCAAGCATGCCTTCCTGACGCTGGCTGAAGGAACTCCTTTTTCCTTGATCACAAATAACGCTGAACATTTCCTCGTGTTGGACAAACAGACATCTTTGTATGTGGAAATGCCTGACACAGATATTGTCTTCATTAATGTTTTGGGGTGTGATGGATGTAAGCGCGATATCCGCAAACATTTTGTACGCAAGGAATATCTTATTGCAGGAAGAAATACACCAGCTTGCATGGTCAAACCTGTTCTTGCTCCTAAGAATGGATTGAAGGGCTCCCTGTTGGCTCAGGAAGTTCTTGGCACCCATGTCGCAACTAATGAAATTACACGTGTGCAATATGGTAGGGAGCAAGGCATGACGGTAGTGGCGGCGCGTGCTATTGGTTTGGATGCTAATGGTCATAGTGGAGACTGTGGCTCTGCTGTACTCATTCCAGGTGCCATCAACGGACAACCAGAAATTGTTGGAATACATTGCGCTGGTTTTTCTGATGCTATGCAGAGGAAGGGCTATCGAGGAACTACTGCTGCTCTCATCTTCTACGAGGATATAGAGAAATATCTCCCATCTGTGGATTTGCAGGAGGCCCAAACAAACATTCCGGCAATAGAAGAATTCTTCCAAAGTCCCTTTGACACCAAGCAGGTTTTCTGTCTTGGTAAGGTTCCTAGGGAGTTAGCCGCTGACATCCCCCATGACACGGCCCTAAAGCTGTCCATTGCCCACGATATCCTCACTGAAGTTGTTGGACCTTGCACTACGGAGCCTAGCATATTAACAAGCCGGGATAAACGGTTGTCTGGGAAAGCATTTGACCCGTATCTTGCCGGAATTGCCAAATTTAATGAAACTGCACACTCCTTTAACATGCATGTCGCTCAGGAAGCCTTTGAGTATATGAAACGGCGGTTGCTGCGGCATTTGAGTAAAATTCCTGTTCCAGGAGAGAAGCCTGAAGTCAGATCTGAAATGGTAGCCCTCAATGGGATCCCAGGTGAAGAGTACTATGACCCCATGGATTTGTCAACCTCCAGTGGCTGGCCTTTCAACAAGGGAGAGCGCGGGAAGAGCAAGAGAGGACACGTTGTTGAAGTTGAAGGAGTCCACCTGCTAGATAGAACGTCAGAAGCCTACACTGCCTACATTGAGTTACTACAGAGTCTGGCAGATGGCGAGGTGCCTGTCATGGTCACTTCAGAGTGTGCAAAAGATGAGCGCCTCCCCAAGGAGAAAATTTATGAAAAGCCCAAGACGCGTCTATTCACCATCCTGCCCTTTCATTACAACATGCTTGTGCGGCAATATTTTCTGGATTTTTCCGCCTCCCTCATGCGCTCACACAATGATTTGCCGTGCAAGGTCGGTATTGCTTTTGATGGTATTGAATGGACGACCCTGGCAAACCAGTTTTTGGCGGTGTCCGATCAGGGGTTTTCAGCTGATTATTCCAGCTTTGACGGCAGGGCTCCTATTTTTGTGTTCCAGTGGTTTTGCGATCTTGTGAGTGAATACTACGGGGACGATTTGCAAGGAGAGAGCGCCCGCATTCGACGCGGATTGTTGATGATGGCTTCGTCCCACTTGACACTGTGTGGTGACAAGCTCTTTTCTGTAAAAGGCGGTATGCCTTCTGGGTTCTCATTGACTGTTATTTTCAATTCGCTCCTGAACGAATTCTATATGCGTTATGCCTTTGGTATGCTCTTATTGCGCTCTGATATAAAAGCTAGATCAATCGGAGTCACCATGAACGACTTTGATCGCATTTTTATAGCTGTCTACGGTGACGATAACCTCGTTGCGGTGCCAATGGACCTGAATTGGTACACCCTGCCGAGAATTGCTGAGGAACTTGAGCTTGTCAATGTGGTAATCAAGAGTGGGCTGGACAAAACTGCTGATGTTTCTTCTGTTGCTACTCAACCACTTAATGAACTGATGTTCTTGTCCAGAGGCTTTGTCAGACACCACACGGGATACTATTTGGCCCCGCTGAAGTGGCGTTCAGTTGTTGAGTGTTTGTATTGGGTCAGATGCAAGAGCCAGAGCGGAGTAGAGGCCTTTCTAGAGAATGTAGAAACTGCCATGCGTGAAGCCTTCTACCACGGTTCTCAAGTTTTCCGCGCATTGGAGCTTCAGTTGGAAAAAGTATTTGCCCAGCTTGGGCTGGAAGTCCCCCATTATGAAACTTTTTCCACTATGGAGACTAGATGGCTTGAAAAGGTTACTGGAGATTCCATTGCTCCTTTGAGGCGACATTCTAACTCCTACATTGAGTTGCCTGAAGGTGAGGGATTCCCCAGCGGTCATTGGGCTTACGCCTTTGTTGAGGTTTATCCTGATATCTTCACATGTTCTGTTCGCCACTATAACAAAAATCCTTTGCCGCGCGATCTCATCGTTGTTAACTGCACCAATGGGAAGAGTGTTAAGGGTATTAGGGGACCCACGGACTGGCGAGATCTGGAAAGTAAGGTATGGGCCTACACCATGAGCGCCATTGATCAAGAACAAGTGAATCGTTTGAGTGAAGGTAAGCCAAGTGGGGGTCTGCTATTCGTTAGTCAAGATGGTGAAAGTATCGCGGTCGTGCTAGCAGCTCTAGCTGCGTTGGCTGGAAACAAATACACTCCCGAGAGCATAGTGCGAAGATTTGTTAAGATAACGGGCACCCGTAATATTATGAGGTATGGAGCTGGTACTGGGCATTACTTAATGGCATCCTTGGGCTGCAGTTTTCATCTCTCTCAAGCTCGTCCTGTCGTCCAGAATGATTTGTGTGTCCTCCCCTCTGAAGTGTTGTTACAAGTAGGAGGATGTAAAGTGCTGGCCAACGTTTACTACCACAAGATCCAAACTGATACTATACCATACTGGATCACTCACTCTACAGGCTATGCTGGTGTTAATTCCTCAATTGAGTTCGTTAGAGAGGACCTCGGTGCTGAAATGCTTGCAAATGCAATTAGGATGGCCACCGCCGCAGGAGGACAACTCCACATATTCTTCTATCAAATAACTCCTGCACATGCAGCCTGGGTTTTGGAAGGTAACAGAAAGGCGGGATTTGATGTTTCCAAGTTTGATGGTCCTACCTTGTTTAGACTCCTTCAGGAAGTTGATGATGAATGTCTTTACACCATTCCAGCTTATGGTCACTTTTTGGAATACAACCGGAGAGCTGGGCATTATGACGTTAGCTTCTCCCATCAAGAGGAAGTTCCTTATCTTTTCGAAGAGGAAGATGCTGCCCTAGACCTGTCCTATGAACAGTTGCGGGAGCTAGTTCAAAAAGCTCCCACCAAGTTCAGATGCAAAAGATTAATCACGCACCTGAAGTGTCTAATCGTCTCAAGGAGGGACACATCGCTAGCTCTTTTGAAGCACTACATAGAAGAACATGTTGGAAATGAAGGTAGTGTGCGATACATGTTGTTTGTCCTTGTTCTAGGTTTTTGGAGTGGAGTTGACTTTCAAATGGCCCACCTTATCCAGATGATGGGCACTGAGTTTCTCAAGCTGCGAATTCCTCGCATGACCACGGCTCCTGTGCCTGGTGCTATTCTCGCTTCTTGCAAACACCCTGAGCAACATGGTGGGGAAGCTTATGCAGCTCTCTTGCTTTCCCACAGACATTCAAAAATATGGACGTTTCATCCCAAGTGCTCAGCACTCTTTGCCCTGGGAGTTATGCAGCGGGTTTCACGCTTCAATTCTGATTTTGGGGATTTCTGTCCCAAACTCAACATCCTCCCTCCACACATTGCCAGTTCCTTGGATCTTGCCATTGATATGCTCACTCAAGAAAATATTCATGGATAAGTTTGTTTATGGAATGGTTTGCTTGCCTTTATCGAGAAGCGCTTTCTCTTCCTGTTTTCTTTTCCTGCTGTTAGCTTGCTGCTTTGTGTGTTTTCCTGGCCTTTGGAGGCTTCGCGATGGGGCTCTATTGCACCCGGTTTCCTCAAGTGCCTCTTTAATATCATATTTGCATATTCCATATGTAATATTT